AAGTGGAGTTTACCGGATGACTGCGTTATTGGTCAAACTTTCTAAATGCAAACGCAAATAGAGCGCCAGAAATGGCATTAGCAGCCTAAGGGTATGTGAGGGTTGGCAACGCACCTAGTAACAGAAGCGTTGCATTTATTTTAAATAACAGAGGAAAAGATGCAATGAATAAATTTTTAACGACAACAGCAATCGTGTTTGCAAGTTCTACAGCTTTCGCAGAAGAAACTACTGTATTACCCCACGTCAGCATTAGTGGTGAAATAGAAACAGTAATCGCAGAAACCGCTGGAGATAAGTACGGTGCTACTACATCTTTGGATTTGGACATCGAAGCAATGCATGGAATAGCTTTTGGTACTATGGATTTTGCTATTGATTCGGGATCTAACGCAATTACACTTGATGAATATTCGGTAGGTACAAATGTTGGAATAGCATCAGTAAGCTTTGGCCGTCAAGGTAACATTTTTGTAGAAGGCGAAACAGGAGCAACTTTACTTGACCCAGCACTAGGTACGAGTGCTATAGTTAAAGCTCATGGCGCATCTGTTGGTCTCGGTTTTACTGACATAACTGCTGACGTAACTGATATTGAAAATGTACAAGGGGCATATTCCCTTGGCGCAAGTATTTTTGATCTAGCAGTATCTGCAGATTATAATTTAAACTCAGAAGATTGGATCTTGGGTAGTCGTGCAACTACAGATCTAGATAACGCAGCAATTGGTATAACAACAACTTATGGTTCAGCTGCAGAAACATTTGCTTTTGAAGCTGATGCAACTGTATTCGGTATTACTGGATATCTTGCCGGTGATGCTGACGATATGGCTCAAAATGTTGGTGGTTCATATGAAATGAATTTTGCCGGTATGGCATTAAAGTCTGGCATAGATTATAATCTAGATTCTGAAGTAATTGCCCCGTCATTCACGGCAAGCTTTGCATTCTAATCACTAAAAATAACTTTCTAATAAAAAGAGGAGCTTCGGCTCCTCTTTTTTTATAAATAGATAGCAATCGTTATGAATATAGGATTAATTTATGTTTAAGAACTTTATTTTTATTACAATAATGCTGATGGTGTCGGGCGCTGCGCTGGCACAGGACACAGATAATGACGTAATTTACACTGATAATACAAACACAAGTGACGTAAACAGTACAAGTAATTCTAAGACCACTGTAAAGTCTCCACCGCCGTCGGCAATTTCACCTTCTATAAATTCTGCAAACTCAGACTTGTGTACAACCGGTGTATCTGGTGCTGTGCAGACTCAAATACTTGGTATTTCAGCTGGAAAAATGGTTCGTGATATGAACTGTGAAAAGTTAAAGAATGCTAAAGTATTATACGATATGGGTATGAAGGTTGCAGCTGTTTCGGTGATGTGCCAAGATGAAAGAGTCTTTGATGCTATGATGAACGCAGGAACCCCTTGTCCGTACAAAGGAATGATTGGTGCAGAAGCAAGGGCGGCCTGGGAAGCAAATCAAGATAAACAACCTAGCAACAACAAACCAAAGAATAAATCAATGAACCCATTTAAGGATTTAGGAGAAGATGAAAAGTCAACTATCTTTGGCGGCGGTGCTGTTGGCGCTCTCCTCCTCTTATTGTTACTCTGATATAAGTTACAGTGTTACTAATAATGCAGCGATTGCTGGATTGTCTTGGAGTATGCAGCAAATACTCCCCGATTATTCTGCGCCATATGTTACAGTCCAAATTCATGGTTTAACATACAGATATAAAATGGTAAAAGATCCTGAAACGGATGCCTTAGTTTATATTAGAAACGAAAATGCTGTTGATGGTGGATATATATTTGAAGAAACTGATGATTGGTCTGGTAATCCTGGCGGAACTATTCAAAAATATATTAGATTTCCATACAGCGATGCTACTAAATGGGGCGATGGATCTATGAGTGTTGAAGGCGAAGGGCGCATAGAAAATCCTTTGGCAATATATAATTATAAATTAGATGTAGACGAGCAAGCAATGTTATGCTACGGTAATCCTTTATATGATTCGTCATGCCCGGGTTTTCAACAAGCATTATTAGATTATTTGAATAACATGGAAACATTAAGTCCTGACGACCCGTTTTATGATGAATGGGTGCAAGCAAATCTTTCTTTAAATGATGAAAAAGGCAATGAAGAAGTAAAAGAAATAAAAGAACCCAAAGAAAAATTATCAAAATTTGAAAAAAAATTAGGTGGCGAAAATTCTATAGGAGATTTGGTTAATGGTGCAGAACAAGAAAGAGTATTAGCTGCACTAGCACAAAACCAAAAAATTGAAAATTATTATGCTGTAGTAATACCAGGCGGTGAATATACTGATGAACTAATACTTGAAGATGCAATATTACCAGATAACCCAAGGGCAATGAAAAGTTTAGCATCTGATACTAAACATAATACAATGGTACGCTCTCAATACGATTAAGAACAATAGGAGAAATATATGTTCAAACAATTATTAACTTTGAGTACATTTAGCATCATTGTAGGCACAGCAGCCTTTGCTAACGAAACACCGATTGTAGGTAATGTTTCATCCAAGTGCTCAATATATACAGATAAAGCAGGTGTTTATGGCAACCCTACGCCTGACGAGTTGAGCACACTAGTAGCAGACGGTGGTGTACTTCCAGTCGTTAGATATGATGTGTCTATTGCTGATTATTACACTGCTAAAATATCATGGCCAAACACATTCTCTAGCAGTCCAACATTGCCAGATGCGATTGCTTGGGACGGCGAAATAGAAGTATCAAATACATCTGACGCTGGCATGTCTGGCTACGAAGCTGCAAAAATTGAGTATGAAAACCATACAGAATACGATCTTTCAGTAGCTGGTTCAACGTGGTTTAAAGTAACGTCAGAAGCAATATATGGTGTTGGTAAAGCATTACCAGGCGGTGAATACAAGGCTAACGTTGTAGCGGAATGCATTGCAAAATAATGAAAATTTTTGCTACAATCGCGGTGACACTTTTTGCTAGTAGTGTCACCGCACACGAACTAACACCTACATATCCAAAAATATTACCGTCTTATATTACAGGCATATCAGTAATAAAAATGAAATTATGGAATAGAAGAGATGATGTTAGCTTTTATGAAATAGATGTATTTGATTCTGAGTGGAACAAAATCTTATTTGCAACAACTGATAAAATTTTGCAGTTAACATATTTGGAGCATAAAAATTTTGAAGTCTTTATAAGGGACACCGATAAAGATAAAATAACCTTTGTATGTACTTCGTCAAAGCAATTAAAGAAAGACGTCGTGTCAACAGGAATAAAATCTAAAATTTGTTCAAGAATAAAATAACACGAGTGAGATAAAATATGAAATATATAGTACTATTGTTTATCGTTATTGGTTCAGCTTCATACGCAGATTCATCTTCGTTAAATTTACAGCTGCCAGGAGCACCAGGCAATTATCAATCTGATAAGTTTCGTGCAGGTGACCTTGATTGTTCTAATGCTATTGGGTCGGCAACTAATTTAGAATTCGGGGTTACTGGTTTGATTGATAAAGATTATAACGATCCTATAAGTGGTTATAACCAAGATACTAGAACCGACGTTGGTGTATACGCAAGAATAACCATCCCCTTAGGTAAAAAGGCCAAATCGCGTATCGATTGTAATAGATTATTTGAATTAGAATTAAGAAAAAAGCAATTAGAAGTAAGAAAGCTAGAAAAAGAATTAGAGCAACTTAGAGAACTACAGTTCGAAAATTAAAGGAAATTAGTTTTGTTTTGTAAATATTTAATAGGAGATTAGGACTGATGGCTGAAGTAGAATTTGGCGGATTAAAATTTTCTGGTGGTAAGATGTTTGCAGTACTTACCGCACTATCAACATTAGGCGGCGCGGCCTGGGGTGGATTTGAAATATATAAAGATTACATGGACATGAAAGAGATTATCCAAAACATTGACATAGATGAAATACAATCCGCTAACACATTACAACTCCAAAAGTTAAATGACGCGATTGGTTACACAACAGCCATAAGAGAAGACTTAGCATCCGACGTAGAACGTGTAGAAAATGCAGTTCGCCAGTTAGAAGCACAAGTACAACGTGCTGAAGAAACTGTTCGTACTCTTCGTACTGATGTATATACAAAATTAGATACGTTCGAAGAGCGTTTAAGATTAACGCTAACAAGCAACCAAAATACTATGGCGACACTTCGTGATACAATTAGTACAAACTTAGAAACATCCGAAGCACGAATTAAAAGTACACAATCTTCTATAGAAAATATTCTTGCAAGTGTTCGTGATGATTTAAACAACCAAACTAAAGATGTTACCACGTCTATACGAGAAGTTGAGGCAACTGTGCGACTGTCAGAAAAAGATGTACGCAATGTCATGAAAGAAACAACCAAAGATCTTGAAGAAAAAATGGCAAAACTTGATAGTGATATAAATAGAATAATACAAGAAGCTCTTGATAATCCATTATCAGACTAGTACAAAAATCTTTAGGAGAAACGGCAATGATAGAACAGTGTTCTAAAATGGCAAAACTGGCTGGGATTGCATATCTCGATGAAAAGCCAGCAAAACCAAAATATAAAAAGCTTGGGTATGCAGGTCATAATTTTATAGAAAATGATGGAGCACAATGTCACGCTATTTGGAACGATGAAGAAATTGTATTATGTTTTAGAGGAACTGAGCCAAACGAATTTTCAGATATATTAGCAGATCTTAATGCTTGGCCTGATAAAGCGAAAGTAGGTGGAAGAGTTCATAATGGTTTCCAAAACGAATTGGAAAAAATTTGGGAAGATATAATTGAAATTCTCGAATTAAACAAAGATAAAGAGCTATATATCACAGGTCATTCTTTAGGTGGTGCAATGGCAACAATTGCTGCTAGCCGTTTAAAAGACGAAATAGAAGCTCTATACACATATGGATCGCCACGAGTTGGTACTAGAAAATTTGTAAAATCTTTTTCTAACGTTGAACATTATCGTCACGTTAATAATAACGATGTAGTTACTTCAATTCCACTAGCCTTTATGGGATATGTACATCACCGCCCTCCTCGTTATATCAATTTTCATGGTCATATTAGACCTTTCACTACTTGGCAAAGATTAAAAGATAAATGGCGTGGCAGACTAGCATCCATCAAACAATGGAAACCATTTGATGGTGCTTCAGATCACGGAATGAATTTTTATGTAGAATATACAGAGAAAAATAAAAATGTCTAAAGAAGTATTAAAAGATGAAGACACTCCTGAAGGAACTTTTGATTTAAGTTTTAGAGTTATGAATAACGAAATACTAGGATTCACAATGCGTGTTGATGACTTTAAAGCTAAGTGGCTATTACTTGGTCTTATATCTATCGCCGTTTTAGGATACATGGTTTCTGTTTTCGGGCCTGTCATAATGTCTACGTTTGGAAGCTAACATGGATACATTAGTAAGAATGTTTGGTGATACACTGTGGATTTATACAGCTATCGGCGGGTCAATAATCGGTGCTGCGTTTCTGGCCTGGTTTAGAAATACAAAAGCTGCGCTATATCTAATGGGTAAGTTTGATAACGCTTTAGATTACTTGGTAGATCGATTTGGGTGGGATTGGCTACAAGACGATCCCGAGGCTTGGCGGAAACGCTATCCACGTGTTACTAAAAAAATTGACGACTTAGAATCTCGCGTTAAAGAATTGGAAGGTAAATAATGAGTGATAGATTGAATATGCACGATGCTGTGGAAGATCTTAGAAAAAGAATCAATACTCTTCGAGCTCATATGGAAGCAAGTGAATCAAATAACAATGTTGTTAATGATGCTGAACATGAAGATCCACCAATACAAATAATAGATAAAGTAGAAGACGAAAAAAAGATAGCAGCTGATAAGAAAATGGCTGAAATGAAAGCAATGAAAGCTAAACTGTTAGGAAAGAAAAAATGAATTGGATTAAAAAAAGATTAACAGAAAGAACTACTCTTGATGGCGCCGTTCTTATTGCGACTGGCGTAGCAATGATTTTAGTTCCAGTAGATTTAATTGCGTATGCAGTGATTTTCTACGGTGCATGGACTATTTGGAAAAAAGGATAGTATAGTGTTTAGTAAAAAATGTAAACTACACTTAGACGAAGCTGATCAAAAACCTTTGGGGCATATGATGCATGCTCTAACCATAGCAGCTAAATTACAATTGCTAGTTCCTGTTTTAATTATACATAGTGTAGTGCCAAGATGCTTTACTAATACGGCATCTAACGTAATGAAAGATATATTGAATAAACAAAAAGATACTTAAATTAATCTATTGACAAATACAAAAATATGTAATATAATAAAACAATAAGACTAAGTAAAGGTGAATTTGAATTAATGGACAATTTAAAAAACTTAACAAAATCAGAACATCGAAACGCTGAAAGAACTGCGTTTATGCGCAGGCTAATAAAAAAGAATATTGCTCCAGTTCAATACTATGTTTATTTAAAAAACCAATTGTTTGTATACACTACGTTAGAATATTATGCAGGGCTTAAAGGTATTTTTGAAGGTGAAATGTCAAAATTAGAAAGATCTTCTTCATTACTTCAAGATGTTTTGGAAATGGAATCGATTGAAAATTTTAATAACACTGATGACGATTTAATACTTTTAGCCGCTAAAGACTACGTAAAATATATTGAAGAAATACAAGACGATAAAGATAGGCTCTTTGCTCACGTTTATGTAAGGCATATGGGTGATTTATCTGGCGGGCAAATGATTAAAAAATTAGTACCAGGTCCTATATCCTTTTATGAATTCGATGGCGACACCGAAGATCTTAAAGGCAAAATAAGAGAAAAACTACATGACGGCCTGGTTGATGAAGCTAAAGTTTGTTTCAGCATGGTTCAAAAATTTTTAGAAGAATTGGAACAATATTTTAATGGAACAGACACCGAAGCTGTGGAAAACGTTGAATGAATATGCCAACTATTTAGAAGCAAGGTTTGACGAAGTCTTTGAACGTTACGAAGAACCAAAAATAAATAAGTTAAATTTTAAAAATTGGAACAACACTTTTTGGAGTTCTAATGTTATTCGTAAGTGTCATTTAAAAACAATTGTACCTAAAGACGGGCGCGACCATTGGCTAATGCATGTAAACGTGTTTCCGAACACGAATATAGAATTGCCAATCCTTGGGTTTAATATCGCAGCTAGCCCTAAAAAGATTACTAGTTCGTTTATGGACTATAGCCCTTTATATGGATTTCCACATCCGTATCACGATTATATGGAAATGCGTGTTGCTGGTTTGGAATGGAACATGCCACAGAATTTGCCACCCTGGGCCAGTGAAATCTTTTCAGGAGATGTGCTTACAGCTGACAACATTGATACTGATGCGGAACTCAACCATTTTATCCAAGTCATGACCGATTTGGTAGATTATTACCTAGACAATTTAAATGCGAATGCGCTCGAAACTCAGCGTGATATAAAGCCATTATTAAACAGATATTGTCAAAATCAAAAACTAAATCCGCATTTACATCGTTCTATTTTGGCTATGGGCATATCAGAGCAAGATAAAAACGATTACGTAAACAACGTATTGTTTGAAGAAATTTAAATGAAAATATTCAAAGCTATTGCTGCCTATACCAACAATTCACCAAAAAAACAGTTGACATACATGCACTGTTGTGATAATATTAATATTATTAGTAATGAAACAGTCCTAAACTTTTCGAACCACAAGTATTTAATAACTGTGGTTTGCTGTAGTAATTGTGGTAGTAAAAAAGCAACCTCTTACATTAAACACATAAAGGAGATATAAATGATTGTAAATAAATTCCTAAAAGAAAAGTCAGGACAAAATTTACGCGCTGAAATTCATTCTGACGTGGATGGATATAACGTCAAATATTTTATAAATGAAACCATGCAAACTCAAAAAACATTTGCAGGGCAAACTATTCGACAAGTTGAAGATGAAGCAAAAGGATGGATTAATTCGGTAGGAGTTATAAACGGTTAATGATAGAAACTAGAACCCCGGAAAAAATTCACTTGGCAATTCAAGACAAATTAAAAAGAGGAGCAACTTATATTGATGCTCTTGTTACCTATGCCAAAGAAAACAATCTTGAAATTGAAACAGTCGCAAATATAGTTAAAAAATCTACAATCATAAAGCAAAAAATAAAATCCGAAGCTTTAGAAATGAGATTGGTAAAAAAGGAAGAAAATGACGTCACTGAATTATGCTAATGAAGCATCGTTTCGAGTTTATGTCAACTATCTAGCACTTAAGAAACATTTCGATACTGATGGTTATGATTATCACAAATATAATGGAAAAATTAGAGCTTCTTTCGATAAATTTCAAACACGAAACGATGCATTCTTTTTTTATAAGTTATCGAAAAAAGAAGATCCGTTAAAAATTCTTATCGCCAATCTAGTTCGTAATCCAAAGGCTTGGATACGAGAAATAGTCGAAGATCGTGGTGAAGAAATATATGCCGAATGGGAAAAGAGAATGGATTCTCTAACCTATTCGTATAAAATGGATTTAAAAAAACTAAAAGACAACTATCACGACAACCTAGCTGTTAACGACGGGCAGCATCCTTATATAATGACTATGTATTTCCAAAAGGAAATTTCTATTGAAACTTTTACTATACTTTCAAAGATTTCTAATGTTTATGACTATTGGGAAGAAAAAGTAGTTGACAAATTCGTTGCACGTGATATAATAAGATTATCCAAGAAATATTATCCATTCTTGGAAATAGACCAAAAAAAGTTTTCTGCAATCACTAAAGAATACTTTTTTTAATATAAATAGATGGTGGAATAAATCCACAACATACATCGCAATATAAACCAATGCTATATAACGCAAAACTAGGAGACACAAATATGACAATGTCATTTGATGCACTTAAAAAGAACCGTTCATCTTCACTCGATAAGTTGAACTCACAGCTCTCACAAATCGCAACAAAGAGCTATTCAGATCCTAACGAAGGTAAATTTTGGAAACCAACACGTGATAAAGCAGGTAACGGTTTCGCAATCATACGCTTTCTTCCTCCATCATCGGGAGAAGAAATGCCATTCGCTAGACTCTGGGACCACGGATTTCAAGGTCCAACCGGTTTGTGGTATATCGAAAACTCTCTTACGACAATCGGAAAAGACGATCCAGTTTCAGAATTTAATTCAAAGCTCTGGAACAGTGGTGTCGAACAAGATAAAGAGCAAGCTCGTAAACAAAAACGCCGCCTTAAATATATATCAAACGTTTATATAGTTAAAGATAGTGGCAACCCTGATAATGATGGAAAAGTATTCATGTATCAGTTTGGCAAGAAAATCTTTGATAAGCTAAATGATTTGATGAACCCATCCTTTGAGGATGAAAGTCCAGTCAATCCGTTTGATTTTTGGGAAGGCGCAAACTTCCGTCTCAAAATCCGACAGTTTGAAGGATATCCAAACTACGACAAATCAGAATTTGACGGCCCATCGCCGCTATTTGAAGATGATGATGAATTGGAGGGAGTTTGGAAGCAACAGCATTCTCTGCAAGAATTGGTTGATGAAAAGAACTTTAAATCATATGGAGATCTAAAAGCAAAAATGTATCGTGTTCTAAATCTCACTGGTGATTCTCCGCTGTCAACAAATACAGCAGATGATGATACAGATAATGATCTTGACATGAGCAAGTTTGGAAAATCTGCTGATGCACCTACGATGAAAGAAGAAACATCTTCGGCATCAACATCGCAAACAGATAGTATTAGTGATGATGACGAAGATCTCGCAATGTTTAGAGACCTCGTTAAAGGTTAACAAAGAGAAGGGGCTTCGGCCCCTTCTCATATCTAGGAGGTTAAAACATGGCTAATAAAATATACGAAGAAGTTTTAGATTTCGATTTTGGGTTTACTTTTATAGACGAAGAACTGCAAGAAAAAGAACTTGCGGCTGCTGACACTATTCAACAAGTAAGCTCAGAAAAGCAAACACTTGAAGATCAGCTTAATGATTCAAAAGTTGCTGCTGATGATTTGGAATATAGATTAGAACTTTTATATAAATCTATTGTACCATTTTTAAATAATCTTTGCAAAAATCCCGATAAATCAACAATCTTTTGGCCTGATAGAGTTTCTAAAATTCAATCCTATCAAGCTAAACTGCTTTCAATCGCAGAAGGAAAATAATATGAGTCTACTATTAGACAAACTTGTGAAAAACTCTACCATTAAACTTACAGCTCAACTTACTGAGTCGAAAGTTTTTGGTAAAAAGGAAATGGCACCAACACCAGTTCCTATGGTAAATGTAGCTCTTTCTGGTGATATCGATGGTGGATTATCCCCAGGCCTTTTGGTTTTGGCTGGTCCGTCTAAACACTTTAAGTCTGCGTTTGCGCTATTAACAGCAGCTGCATATATGAACAAATATAAAGATGCAATTTTACTGTTTTATGATTCAGAATTTGGTACACCACAAGCATATTTTGAATCGTTTGGTATTGACATGGATCGAGTAGTTCATACACCAATTACTAATGTTGAAGAACTTAAGTTTGATATCGCAAGTCAGCTTGATGCAATTGATAAAAAAGATCATGTATGTATTATCATTGACTCTGTAGGCAACCTTGCATCTAAGAAAGAAGTCGAAGACGCAATGAATGAAAAATCTGTTGCGGATATGTCTCGTGCAAAGGCTCTTAAATCTTTGTTCCGTATTGTAACACCGCATCTTAATTTGAAAGATATCCCACTTATTGCCGTGAATCATACTTATCAGGAAATCGGTTTGTTTCCAAAGGCTATCGTATCAGGCGGCACAGGCATATATTATTCGGCCACGGCTATTTGGATTGTTGGTCGCCAGCAAGACAAAGTTGGTACTGAGGTCCAAGGTTATCACTTTGTTATTAATATTGAAAAATCACGGCACGTTAAAGAGAAATCCAAAATTCCAATTACTGTATCTTGGGACGGTGGTATTGTTAAATGGTCAGGTTTGATGGACGTTGCTGAAAAGGGTGGATATCTACGTAAACCAAAGGTTGGTTGGTATGAGGCAGTAGATCCAGCAACTGGTGAAATACTTTCAGAAAAACTAATGCGAGCTAAGGAAGTAAATGACAATGGCGATTTTTGGAATATGATGTTTGAAAAAACTGATTTCAAAGCCTACGTTCACGATCGCTTTACAATCGGTGCATCTGGTAGTATTATGCGTGAAGACGATAGTAATAGCAGATCAAAGTCATTGGACGATTTGGCAGAAGCTAATAGCGAAGATGATCTAATTTAATTGTTGACAATTCTATGATATAGTGATATATTAAAATTAATTACAAAGGTGATGGCATTGATCTGTGATTGGTGCCATTACTCATCTTAACAATGGAAAAATTTGTATGATTGAAAAAACAATATTATCTAATTTGATTTACAACGAAGAATATTGCAGAAGAGTATTCCCTTACATTAAGGAAGAATATTTCGATGATAATAGTCTTCGTAAAATCTTTTCAACATATTCGGATTATATGAACGAATATAAAGAGCCGCCATCAATTGAAGCTCTTAAAATCTCAATAGATAAACGTAAAGATCTAAATGAAAGCGCGTATAAAGAAGTCACGAATTTAATTGATGAATTGAAGACGGACGAAAAAACAAACGAAACGTTTCTTGTTGATGAAACAGAAAAGTTCTGTCAGAATAAAGATTTGTATAATTCTATTCGTAAAGCTATTCTTATTCTTGACGGCCAAGATAAGGAAAATGATAAGGGTGCAATTCCAGGAATTCTTTCTGATTCGCTCGGTATTAGTTTCGATACACATATTGGCCACGACTTTCTTGAAGATTTTGAGTCTAGGCATGAATACTACCACCGTAAAGAAGAACGCATTCCTTTTGACATTGATATTTTAAATAGTATCACAAAGGGTGGATTACCTCGTAAATCCATGACTGTATTACTAGCAACAACTGGTGGTGGTAAATCATTAGTTAAATGCCATATGGCCGCAGCTAGTTTAATGCATGGCAAAAACGTTTTGTATGTTACAATGGAACTTGCCGAAGAAGAGGTTGCTCGTCGTATTGATGCCAATATTATGGACATTACACTCGATGAAGTAAAGGAAGTTCCGCTTGATGTATTTAAGAAGCAAATGGATCGTTACAAAACAAAAACTACAGGGAAGCTAGTTGTCAAAGAATATCCAACAGGTTCAGCTCACTCAGGCCATTTTAGACATCTTTTAAATGAAATGCGTCTAAAGAAAAACTTCGTACCCGATGTTGTCTTTATTGATTATCTTAATATTTGTGCATCAGCAAGAGTAAAGGGTGCAGCCGCAGCAAATTCATATACACTAGTAAAATCTATTGCTGAAGAAATCCGTGGCCTTGCTATGGAATTTGATATTGCTATTGTAACCTCATCTCAGTTTAACCGTTCGGGATACGACAATTCTGATGTCGACTTAACAAATACCTCCGAGTCAATGGGTATTACTCACACTGCAGATTGTATTCTTGGTCTTATTACATCAGAAGATTTAGAATCAAGAGGACAAATTATGATTAAGCAACTAAAAAATCGTTGGGGAGATTTAGGTTATTATCGTAGGTTTGTTGTAGGAATTGACCGTTCACGAATGAAACTGTTTAATCTTGAAGACGGAGCGCAACGAAACATTCAATCAGAATCATCCAATAGTAAAACAAATAACAATGATTCTGGATCGACGTTTGATAAATCTTCTTTTGGACAAAAGTGGGATATGAATTCAAACAAAAAGAAAAGTTTATTTGAAGTAGGAGAATTGCAATGAGTTACTCAGTGAAAAAAAATAAAAACCAATACGATATTTTAGAAAAAAATACTGGAACTTTAATTCAAATTGGGCATAGTGAAAAGAACGCGAGAAATACCTGCAGGAAACTAAATTTAGGATCTGGTTTTGAAGGATGGACTCCACCATTCTTTTCTAAAAAAAATATCCTTGTTAATTTTTCGTAAAGCATACCAAACACTTTTTTATAAATAATAGAAATTAAACCTATAATAGAGAATAGATATGATTTCATTTAAAAAATATGTAAGAGAGAATGCTGATATGCTTTTTACATCGCAACAAGATAAAGCAAAATTAGATAGTGCAATAACGCCTTATACTTATACTGTTAAAAATTCAACGCAAAGAAAAACAGTTTTAGTTGTTCGTTCTCAAAAAAACGATCGTGAAAAAGTAAAAAGAGACCTAGAAAAAAAATTAGATGACGCGAGTATTAGTTATGAATTAAGCACTACTGGCGGGTCTGTTGGATCTACTGTTGTAAAATTAGGTTCGCAATTAATTCAAATTACATATAAGCCAACGTCAGGCGGAATGTCTGAAACTACTCTTAATGCAACAATCACTGAACTTGCCCCTGCGCTTGCGTTCATGGCAAAAACAAAATTTTCTAATATAGATGACTTGTATAATTTTATTTCTAGTGCAGACGGAAATAAATTAGGAGTATATGTAAATACTCGTGATGCAGCGGCTGGTAAACAATTTATTGAACAAATGCCAACGTCGTCCAAATATGCTGAAAAAATGGAAAATGCTTTAGCTATCTTAGATTATCTAAATGATTTAAATAAGCAAACTCCAGTTAGCCAAGTATTTTGGGGCTATCGGGCAAAACCTGCTGGTATTGCGGCATCTCATAAAGGAGATCTTTTCGTTAAATTTAAAAATGGTAATATGCTTGGAGTATCTCTTAAAGCTGGCGGTGAAAAAACCGCTGAACCACAATTAAATACATATGTAAACAAATTCTTTGATGATTACGGCTATAGTAGAGAAAAAACAACTTTGCAGAGTGAAGTGTATAAAGCGGTTCACTCAACTATCGGTCTTCCTAAAGATTGGGATTCTAGAACAAATAAAAAATCTTCTATTCAAACAATTAATGACTACAAGAGAAAAAATGCAAGAGAGTATGAAGCAAAATACGATCAAATGCTCGAAGTTATTCGGGGCGGTTTAATAAAGGCGGTAAACCAAAATAAAAATAAAACTATAGATTATATACAAAAACAAGTATTGAAAAAAGATGCGAGCGTTCCTTTGGTTGTTGTAAAGGCTTTTGGTAAAAAATATAAAATGGTAACAGATGAAGATGATTTAGAAACATTTTTACCAACTATAAAAAGTGTTCGCGCTTATTCGTCTACATCTTCAAAACAAAACTGGTTTATTGAATTGAGTAGCGGCCGCGAAAAGTTAACAATGAACATGTCTGTCCGCTCGAACAAATCACCACCTGAAAATAAAATTGCTCAGGGTTTTAATCTTACTATCAAATTTAATGGAATTAAATAAATGTTAAGCTTTAAAAAGTTCATGACTGAAGAAAAAAACTTACACATGACGCACGCGGAAGATGCTGTTATAGATGGCGGAATTACAGGTACTCGTAACGTTATTAATTACCTACGTGATATTCGTGATATGCTAGCAGGTAATACTAAAGCACCTGTCAACATTAGCGTTAAGTGGGACGGTTGTATTCACGAAGACACTATTGTTCTAACCAATGCCGGTGATATGACAATCAAAGAAGTTGTTGAACGCTGTCAGTTGGATGATAATCTTATGGTAATGGGTAAGGAATTGGGTAGCCCATTACAATATGATCGCATGGTTCATATTCTAGCTGGTATGTCACAAGATGGCAAAAAGGCTTGGGTTGAAATTGAATTGGAAGATGGATCAAAACTGAAAATGACAGAAGACCACGAAGTACATACTTCTAACCGCGGTTGGGTTAAAGCTGGTGAATTAACTGAAGAGGATGATGTGACCGAATTGTAAAGTGTGATGGATACCGCCTCAAATTACATCTTTTTATAAATAAAAATAAAAGGAGGCTAATATGACTATTGAATTCACAGAAGAAATGAAGACAAAATACATTGAGAAATACAAAGAAACGTATTCTGTATCAGAAGTATTGAGATCATTTGATAATGGAGTTGGAAGAAGTAGAGTAGTAAAGTTATTAAAAGATGAAGGTATATACGAAGGGTTAACCGGCTCTAACTATCTCCGGAAGAAAGTTGAAAATAATGAAAAGATAATGACAGAGAGATACGGCGTTATTAATTGGGGACAGACGAAAGAAGGCGGCTACAAAAAACAAAACAAAATACCATACCAAAAAATATCTTATTTAGATGATAAATACAGAGAATATAGAGCTGCGGTTGAAAAAGAAACAAAGAAGAATATAAAACATATAGACTTTCCAACATATTGTTATTATACTGGAATACAATTTGCAGACGAAGAAGGACTTGTTAATCCGAACGACCCAAGAAAGAGAAGTGTAGATCATAAGGTTCCGGTTATTATTTGTTATTTAAACGGTATATCAGTAGAGCAAGCAGGTAGTATAGATAATCTTACTTTTGTTTTAAAATATGTAAATTCGGTTAAGTCTAACACAGAACACAAATCGTTTTTAGCGGTAGCGCATAAAATAAGAAAGGTTTTTATAAATGAAGGTTATAAAAGTAATTAAACTAAAAGAGAAGTATGAGCAATATGATATTAGCACTACTTCCGAAAACTTTTATGTGCGAACAAACAATGGATACATATTAATTCATAACTCGCCAGCTGTATTTGCTGGAATTGATCCTAGCGATGGTAAATTCTTTGTAGCTAAAAAGGGTATTTTTAATAAGAACCCAAAGCTATATAAAACACACGCCGATATTGATGCTGATACTATTGGCAAGGCTGAATTAAACGCAAAATTAAAAATTGCACTCGACGAGTTTTCAAAGCTCGGAATTAAGGGTGTAGTACAAGGTGATTTTTTATATGAAAAAAGCGATATTAAAGAAGATAAGATTAATGGGGAATCGCATATTACTTTCCATCCTAATACGATTGTTTACGCTGTACCTAAATCGACTGCCCTTGCTAAAACAATACTCAAATCCAAAGTTGGAGTGGTCTGGCATACTGTATACCGAGGATCAAAACTTGAGGAAATGTCTGCAAGTTTTGGAGAAGAGATTGCAAGCGGTCTCAAAACAGTCCCGTCGGTCTGGTCAGTAGACGCAGTATTCAAAGATCAATCTGGCAACGCAACATTTACCGCAAAAGAGACTGCTGATATTACAAAGGTAATATCTCAAATTGGTTCACTGTTTAGAACAATTCCAAAAAACACGTTTGATGCTTTAAAGCCAGGATCTCAGTATGATATTAATATGCGCCTCAATACTTACATCAATACAAAGGTTCGTGCCGGCGAAAGAATTGGTAGTCCAAAAACTTTTGTTAAAGGCTTTCAGAAATACTTAAGTGATTATTATGATAAAGAAATTGATAATAAAAAATCGCCAAAAGGTAAAGCAACCTGGCAAGCTAAAAAAGATAATGCCATGATGTTTTTCAGTAAAGTTAAACCACGTGATTTAGAAAATCTTTTTACTATGTATAATTTAATCGTTGACGCAAAGCATACAATTATTCGTAAACTTGAAAACGTTGATGGTTTAAAAACGCTACTCAAAACTAATAATGGTTATGAGGTTACAGGACAAGAAGGTTTTGTTGCTATTGACCGTTATGGTAAAAACGCACTAAAACTAGTCGACAGATTGCAATTTTCGTCAGCAAACTTTTCAGACAAGTATATTAAAGGATGGCAAAAATAATGGCGATGTGGAACAAAAATTCATTGTTGACATACGTGAATACCGGCTATACCAAATAGGCAACTCTAATTTGCCTATTTTTTAACTTTCCTCTAATAAATATAATTGTTAATTAAAACAATAACCATTATTAGGGGAAACTAAAATGACTACAACAGTTAACTACTTACCGAAACAGATAGTAATCACCCCAGTCGTACAACTCTTTAAGGTTGTATTTAATGCACTGGGGTCACTTCATAGGTCATATAAAAAAGCAAGAAAAGCTAGTGAAACTATTCAAGAACTGAATAGACTAAGCAATTCTGAACTGATGGATATTGGTCTTACACGGGGTGACATCTATTCTATTGCACATCAGTCTATGTCTGATTACTCAGATAAGATTAATACTAAAGTTGGTCCTAACCAAAACCTTAAGGGGTGGGTGTAATGACTGCAATAGCATATAACCTTATCGCCGGCCCGTTTGCTGGTCTGGGCAAAAAGATTATGACTAATCTAGAAATCATTGGATATGCCCGAGCAGCTGCTCATTTGGCAAACCACGGCTTTCACGAAGAAGCAAAAAAGTGCATGGAAGAATACTCTAAGTTGCGTAAGTAAATATAAATGCTAGCACCAAGAGAGCTGAATGACCAGATGAATTGAAAAAATAAATAATTTTTATAAACATTATAAATATTAGGGTAGTCGAAAGGCTACCCTTTTTTATTAATATGGATTAACAGAATGAAAGAATGGTTTGAAGGAAAAACTGTTGCTGTAGTTGGAAACGCTGCATCTCTCATAGAAAAAAAATACGGTGAAGAAATAGACACTGCTGATGCTGTTGTAAGAATAAACCGTGGCGGTTATAGGTTTCCGCAATTCGAAAAACAAATGGGTAAAAAACTCAACGTGTGGTGTGTGCAAAACATACGCCAAAATAAAAAGTGGATTCAAAATCCGTTAATAAAATCGGCTCATATAATGCAAATGGATACGATAGATATATCTCCACAGTTTATAGAAATGGCTGATATGGTGTTTACCAAAAAAGATAGACATGCGTTAGATAAAAGCTTGCCAAAGAAATCTTCTACAGGTCTTAGGGTTCTTTATTATATAGCCAAACACAATCCAGAAAAAGTTTTTGTATATGGCTTTGATTGGAAAGAAACGTATTCTTGGCATGAAAAAAGAAAATGTATAGCACACAACTTTGAGGAAGAAAAGAAGTATTGCTATGATAACTTTTTTAATAACCAATTTGAATTAAGGAATTGAAATGAACTTTTTCGTGGCATCATCTTCAAAGGCTACTGCGCATATAGCAGAAGTATTGTGCTCGCCAAGAATTAAGTATTTCTCTGAAAATACTACTATACCAAAGCATGTAATGCCAAAGGACTTTAAACACCACTTTGATAATTCTGATGCTTTAATACTCAACGGTACATGGGGTTCCAAACTAAGAAAGAAATTGTATTTGCCAAAGTGCGAGAATGGAGTCTGGAAAGATGGGAATATTCCTAGACACATTTACAAGGGAAACAAACTACCTGACAAAAGCAGATTTGCAATATTGGATTACATTAATTCAGAACTAGTGCTACTTGCGCGGAAACAGAAAAAGCCGATTATCGTTTTAGAGAGTGCAACTATTTCTCGAGCCGAAAAGAATTATGCTAAAGATTACGATCATAAAAATTTTGTAAGGATTAGCTTGGACAATTGGTCATACGGTGACGGCAAATGGTTGGATGAAAACAATGTGGACAACATAAGAACTGTAAATGCATCGCGTCTTTATAATCACCAATGGAAATCAGAGAAAGAAGGTAGCATATACATATTTACCGGTCTTGAGACAGACCCAACTAGTACCATGCCAATCGAACAATTTATCACAAGTTCTATAAAAAAAATAAGAAACCATACAAATAAAAGAATATGTATAAAAGTACATCCTGGCTCAAAAAATAATAAAGCAATCGGACTCAAGTTAAAAAACTACGAGAACGTAGATTTAATAGAAAAACGTGTTCCTATTCAAAACTTCTATCAGGACATGTACTGCGCAGTGATAGACAATTCAACGAGCATCTTTGAACTAATAGACGCAGGAATACCAACTTTCTGCTCAGACACAAACTTTGGATCTTTATTACATAACACAGATCTAAATAATATATGCGATCCCTACTTCGCGACTCAAAAAGAAATACTTAACTGGACCAATAAAATGTCCTGCACTGAATTTACTAAAAAAGACATCAGTTCACCAAACATAGTGCATATACTCGAAAAGCTAGTAAGGAAGAATAAGGAATTCAAATGAAAAAAATAAATGCAGTAACTTGTTTTAGTCTAAAAGGTTGGAGAGAGACTGGTGGTCTATTAGTAAATGGCTTTATTAAATATTGGCCTAAAGAAACAACTCTTACCGTGTACGTTGATGATCCAATTCCAAAGAAGGATCTAATACGCGACCCTAGAGTAAAGTACGAGATACTCAATCACAAAGATCTTTTGGCGTTTAAAAATAGACACAAGAATAATACAGAAGCAAACGGAGGTGGCAAGTATTTAGTGAAGGGTGCTAAAAACTATAAGTACGATGCTGTTCGTTTTAGTCATAAGGTGTTTACTCTGTTTCAATTTCTAGAAACAAATGACACCGACATTCTTATATGGCTTGACGGTGATAGTAGAACACATTCGCCTGCTAGTATAAATAACATTAACAGTTGGTTGCCAACAGGTAAATTTGCTGGGTATCTTGCTCGTCCTTGGATGTATACAGAAACAGGGTTCCATATTTTTGACGTAAAGCACAAAATAGCAAATGATTTTTTAAATATGTGGAAGCAATATTATTTAGACGATAGCATTTTTCAATTAACAATGTGGACTGATTGCCATACGTACGACGCTGCTAAAACTCACTTTGAAGATTTGCATTGGTTTAATCTTAGTCCTCCTGTTAAAAACAACCACCCTTTTATTAATGGCCCGCTTGGCGAATTCATGGATCATATGAAGGGTCCTCGTAAAGCAAAAGGTACAAGTCATAAAAAAGATTTGGTAGTTCGAAGAAAAAATACTTATTGGGATAACGTAAAATGATATATTCTTTTATGTCAGGCAAAGGAGAACAAGATCTTTATGTAAGGCATTTTGGTGCTTCTGTCGGTGCAAAGCTGGTTTGGACAAAACATTTTTTTACAAAAACACAAGGTAACAGTCAAGTACCGGGCAGTATTAGAAAACGGCCGCTACCACAGAACGTAACTGGAATTATATTTGCAGGCATGCTCCGTGGAAACGCGCATTTATTTCAATTGGCGAAGCAATATAATATTGATTTTTATTACATTGATCATGCGTATTTTAACTCAGGATATAAAAATCCACACTGGATGCGGATTATAAAAAACGGATTTGCTCAGAACGCAATCATTTCTCAAAGAGATA